GTGCAGAACCTTCACAAGAACTTTCTAAAAGAGTAAAAATGCTCATGGCTAGAAAGACTAACTTAAGACGACAACGCAGACAAAAAATACCTAAAAAACTGAGATGAAGAAAAAGCTTTCCCATGAGGAACGCTATAAGATCTGCAAAAAATGCCCAAACCTAGATAAAAGGTGGAAGGTATGTAAAGTTTGTAATTGTTTTATGCCCCTCAAAACTAAAATAAGATGGGCGGAGTGTCCTGAGGAACCTCCTCGTTGGACATAGGGAGAGAGCATGCCTTATCATTACGGAATGGGGAAGAAAAAGAAGAAGAAGAAACGTGGCAAGAAGAAGAAAAAGTAGAAGTACTCGAAAAAAGAGAAACATACCTACCAATTCAAAACTTTATTCACGAGTAAAAGCCGCAGCAAGAAGAAAGTTTGCGGTATATCCAAGTGCTTATGCTAATGCCTGGCTTGTACGAGAGTACAAAAAGCGTGGGGGTAGATACCGTCGTGGCTAAAAAACGAAAAACGCTAACAAAAAGACAACAAGCTACTATGAAAAGACATCGTCGTCATCATACTAGGAAGCACATGGCATTTATGAGAAAAGAAATGTTAAAAGGTAAAACTTTTACACAGGCTCATAAATTGGCTATGAGAAAAGTAGGACGATAATGGCAAGAGCAGGTGGATTAACTAAATGGTTTAAAGAAAAATGGGTAGATATTGGTCGTCCTAAAAAGAAAGGCAAGTATCAACCTTGTGGTAGAGGAAAAGCAAAAACTTCCAGAAAAGGCTACCCTAAATGTGTACCTCTAGCTAGAGCAAGAACTATGAGCAAAGCTCAAAAGAAATCAGCTGTTCGTAGAAAACGGGCCGTGAAGCAAGGAGTAGGAGGAAAGCCAACAAATGTTCGAACAGTCACCAGAAGAAAAAAGACTAAAAGAACTAAGAGAAGCAGACGTTAAGTTTGCGGACTGGGCTTTACAACGAGTACTTCCTGGCAACTTCATGGAAAATTATTATCAATTATTAAAACAATACGAGGAAGAACATGATATACCTAAATTGGTTAAAGATTAAATGGTTACAATTTTGTGCCATTGTTTCAGGCGAAGATAAAAACTGGGACGGAAAAGTGGACATCAAAGATAAAATGATGAAAGCTGAAGAAAAAGCTAAAAGCTAAAATTCATTAGCTAAGTCGAAAAAGGACTAGCATGAACAAAAAAGAAATTATAAACGAAATACTGGGAGTAGTAAATCTATCTCACCAGTTTCGTGCAGCTCTTGAACACAAATTAAACTGGGGAATAGAGCTTAGAGAATTATTAAATTCTCCTAATAATAACAAAGAATTATTAAAAACTCATTTAAAAAATGGGACGGAACAGAGTTAAATCTGTTTAGGAAAAGAAAATGGCAAGACAAGGCGGATTTCTTAGCGGACCAAGTGTACATGGTACATCAAAGTTAGCTAAACATAAATTAAAAAGAGGTGTCACTAGAGACATGAACGCAGCAGCAGGAAACTTTGTAAATACAAAAACTCCTATGTCCACTCCTGGTGGATTCTATGGCTCTGCACCGAAAGCAATCGGACCAAGATTCGGCAAAACTATCAACCCAAAAAGAGCAAGGTTTGGTAAGAAAGGTGCAGGTCGAATACTACGTAGAAGATAAATATTATTCATAAAGACTTTCATAAAATGATGAAAGCAGGACGACTTAATAAAGTCGTGGACTTATTTTACAATGGCACTGACAACAAGCGAAAAAGCAAGACTAAAAAGGGCAGGACTAAGCGGTCTAAATAAACCGAAAAGAACTCCCAAGCACCGAACCAAAAAAGCTGTAGTAGCTGTAAGAGTTGGTGGTAAAATAAAAATAATTCGTTTTGGAGCGCAAGGCATGGGACACAATTATAGTCCTGAAGCTAGAAGAAGTTTTAAAGCGAGACACGGAAAGAATATCCGAAAAGGAAAATCTTCCGCAGCCTATTGGGCAAACAAAGTATTTTGGGCAGGTAAAGGTGGTTCAAAGAAAAGACCACCTGCATCCCAAAAAAGAAGATTTGGAAGTAAACGAAGGAAAAGATGACAGTACCAAAAGTAATAGATCGAAGAGTAGTATGGCTTGAAGGATTATCCTTGCATGCCGCAGAAGTATTAAAAAAACTTCAAGTACGACAGATAAATGGAATAACTCCAAGTGAATCTGAAAGTGATATTATTGATCTATGTGGAGGCTATCTCTATCTTCTAGAACTTGCAAAAGAACACGGACTCTTTGATTCCGACGATCCCTTTAACCTATTTGAAAAAGAGACCTTACATTGATTGAAATAAGTCGTTCCGATGTAGTGCAAGACTACTTAATGGATATGAACCCAGAAACTCGTTTTATTAAGTTACCTATTGAAGGGTACCTTGACTTATTAAATGTTACCCCCAACTCATCTCAGACTGCAATTATTAATGCAATCAACAATCCCAAATATCGTTTCGTATGTGCAGCAGTATCACGAAGACAAGGAAAAACTTATATAAGTAATATTATAGGACAGTTAACTTGTTTAGTGCCTGGAGCTCATGTACTATTAATGTCACCTAACTACTCATTATCTCAAATCTCATTTGACTTACAGAGAAATCTCATCAAGCATTTTGACTTAGAGGTAACACGAGACAATGCAAAAGATAAAGTTATTGAACTATCAAACGGTTCTACTATAAGAATGGGTTCTATTAATCAGGTAGATTCAGTAGTTGGTAGAAGTTATGATCTCATCATATTTGATGAAGCAGCATTAACAGATGGACGAGATGCTTTCAATGTTGCACTCAGACCTACACTAGACAAAGAAAACTCAAAAGCAATTTTCATCTCTACTCCACGGGGTCGAAATAATTATTTTGCGGAATTTTATTACAGAGGCTACTCAGAAGAGTTTCCAGAGTGGTGTAGTATAAAAGCAACATATCATGAGAACCCAAGAGTAGCAGATGCAGATATTGAAGAAGCTAGAAAGACAATGTCCCAAGCAGAATTTAATCAAGAATACATGGCAGACTTTAATGTATTTGAAGGTCAAGTATGGGCATTTAATCACGAAGAATGTACAGCAGATTTAAAAGAACTAGATACTAGTCAAATGGATGTCTTTGGAGGACTCGACGTAGGGTATAAAGATCCTACTGCATTTTGTGTTATTGCTTACGATTGGGATAAACGAAAATATTACTTAGTTGATGAATATATGAATGCTGAACGTACTACAGAACAACATGCTGTAGAGATAAAAAAATTAATTGATAAATGGGATATTGATTATATTTATATTGATTCTGCAGCTCAACAAACAAGATACGACTTTGCACAAAATTATGATATTAGTACTATTAATGCAAAGAAATCAGTACTAGATGGTATCGGTCATGTTGCAGGAATAGTAGATAATGATGACCTTATTGTAGACCAAACTTGCAAACAAGCGCAAATGTCTTTAGATCAATACCAATGGGATCCTAACCCTAATTTAATGAAAGAAAAACCAAAACACAATATGTCATCCCACATGGCTGATGCATTACGATATGCATTATATACATTTGAAACTACAGCCACTACGTTTTAATAAGACCTGTAAAAAACAGTTCTTGACATATGATGTGACTTTTTGGTATAATTCTAATTAAGAGTAGAAATATGAAATTAAAAAGAGATTTAGTTAAATATGTACGAGACAAAGCTAAATCTAAATACAAGAAACAAAGTAGTTGTTATATTTGCGAGAGCAATATAGACTTAGACTTTCATCACTACTATGGACTGACCGAATTACTAGAAACTTGGTTGAAAAAAGAAAAATATATTATAGAGAATGAGCAAGACATACTAGCACTTCGAAAGTCCTTTATTGATGATAACTGGGAAAAAGTGTATGAATATACAGTAACCCTTTGCCATAAGCATCATTTACGATTACATTCAATATATGGAAAAAGACCCAAATTGATCACAGCAGAAAAACAAAAACGTTGGGTCGAGAAGCAGAGAGACAAATATGGCATGGTATGACAGAATATTAGGTAGAACTCCCGATACTGAGGAAAAACTCAATCCTGCCCAATATGTTATTTCTAGAAACGAAGGTCTAACTGTAGATTCTCGTGAGATTGTAAGCAATTATCAAAGTGCATACGAACAACTAGAAATTGTAAATAGAGCAGTTAATATGATTGTTGACGATGTCTCCGATATACCTTTTACATTAGGAAATCAAACACCAGGTACAAACAATATTGTAAAAAATATAAGAAGATCAAAAGTTGATCTTTTAATTAATAGAGAGCCAAATCCTTTTCAGGATATTAATTCTTTTAAAAGAAACTTAATTATTGACTTGATGATAGATGGCAATATCTTTATTTATTTTGATGGAGCACATTTATATCACTTACCAGCAGATAAAGTAAGAATAGAAACAGATCCAAATACTTTTGTTTCAAAATACACATATGAAAACAGCTTAGACTATAGTCCTAGTGAAATCATACATATAAAAGAAAATAGTTTCAAATCAATTTACAGAGGTGTACCAAGACTAAAGCCTGCATTTAGAACTATGCAACTTTTATCAAGCATGAGAACTTTCCAGGATAACTTCTTCAAAAATGGAGCAGTTCCAGGACTTGTGCTAAAATCACCAAATACACTTTCAGAAAAAATTAAAGAGAGAATGTTACAGGCTTGGGTTGCACGATACAATCCACAATCTGGCGGTCGTCGTCCATTATTCTTAGACGGCGGACTAACAGTTGAGAACTTAACAGAAGTAAATTTCAAAGATTTAGATTTCCAAGAAGGAATCAAATCAAACGAAAGAATAATACTAGAAGCAATGGGAATACCACCCATTTTACTAGACGGCGGTAATAATGCAAATATAAGACCTAATCATAG